ACCCGTAGCCGCCGCCACCGCCGCCAGAGTTGCCTGCGTTTCCCGTGCCACCGTCATTCCCGAAAGTTTCGTCGATGCTTTCGCCTTGCCCATAGAAATAGTTTCCGCCGCCACCCGAACCGCCGTTGCCGCCGCCCAAAAACAAGCCGTGCTGGTCATAGGCAGCCCCACCACCGCCGCCACACGCCGAAATCACGCTACCGATGTACGATGCCACACCGGGCGTTTCGTCTAGTGTCGACCCTGCGCCACCTGCGCCAACATCAATCGCATAGGTGGCAGCCGACAAGTAGACCGTCGTAGTCGCCGCAAACCCGACGAGCGCACCAGCACCACCACCGCCACCAGCACCACTGGCGTACCCGCCGCCGCCGCCGCCACCCCCGCCTGCCAGCAAGACATCAAACAAACCACTTGAAGAAACAACAAGGTTGTCGTCAGACACGAACGTGAGAAGCGTGTAGTTCTGACCGCCGACCGTGATGCTTGACGATGTGCCGCCTGTTGCTACCCCATAAGTTGCGCCAGATTGGGGAAAAAATATGAAGGTTGACGCGGACGTTGCCAACAGCGTGCCCCCTCCGTATTGCGTCAGTGCCAGTGATCCAGAAACGCTGACCGTCGTGCCCGCGCCCGCCGTGACGGTGCACGTCCCCGCACCCTTGTTCGCGATCATTACGGACTGTCCGGTGGTGAACGTGCTGTTGGGGACGGTGATCGTGGTCGCGGTCGCCTTGTTCATGATTACGCGCTCGCCCGCGTCACCGGCGACGAGCGTGTAACTGTCGGTCTTGTCGTTGATCGTGAATTCCGTTATCGAATTCAATTGACTGGCCAGCAGCACAGCCGACGCGACGAACGGGTAGGGCGAGGTCATGGCGTCATCCTAGCCCAGCACGTTGGTCGAATCTAGGACACCGTAGGTCGGGTCGTCCAGGATCAGGTTGTAGACGATGGTGGTCTTGCTGACGTAGTAGCGGGCGGTGTGGCCGCGCCGGAAATCGATGCTCGCTTCGATGCCCTCGACGGCCGATTCCTGCGTCAGCGTCGTCCCGGCGCCGGGCAGCGCGGCCGTGATCTCGATGGTGTCCCCGATGTCGACCACCGTGAGTTCGTCGCGTTGGCTGCTGCTGCACGCCGGGAACGACGTCTGGACGCTGGTGAACACGGCCTCCGGGTCGGGGTACAGCAGGTAGGTGGCATAGGTCGTGATTGCGGCACCCGTTTCGAGCAGGCTGTTGTCCATGACTAGCGTGCGGTGCCCGTAGGTGGTGATGCTGTCGGTGTCCTGGGCGGTGGAGGTGGTGCCGTCCAGGTTCGTCACCACCGCCCGGTTGACGACATCGCTGCCGTCGAATTCAATCGTCAGGTCGTTGTACGGTGTTTCTACGCCGTCGTTGCTGAATTCCACCACCGGCGCCGACAGGGTGTTGCCGATGCGTTCCTCGAACGTGAACACCCCGCCGCGCGACATGAACACCCGGCCACCCTCCGCCGTTTCGTTGATTTGGTTGATGTAGGCGAGCGCGACCGTCCCGGCGGGCACGGTGAACGCGGCGGAATACCCCAGGTTGACCGTCCCGGTGGCGATGTTGCGGTCCACAGAATCGAACAGGTCTACCTCTGACAAATCCAGCACCGACGTGATGCGCGCCCCGGACGCCTGGGACGCAACGTCGTACTCGTTCAGTTTGGCCTGCGACAGCAGGTACAGGTCGTCGGCGCACTGGATCGAAACGCTGTCGTCGCCCGCCAGTTGGTACTTGTAGTCGTAGGTGACGATGGTGCCGATGAACAGGTAGGACGGCGACCCCGACACCTGGCGCGACAACCGCACCTGGCGGCCCGGTTCCAAACTGAAGTAGTCGTCGTCGTCGTCGTAGTAGGGGCTGCCGTCGTCCAACGGGTTGAGGATGCCGCCCGCCAACTGGTCGTCCACGATCACCGTCATCGTCCCCGCCCCGAACTGGTCGACGGTGCGGTGCCGTCCGCGCCGGTACGTCACCTGTTTGACGTACTCCGTCAAGTCCACGAAACTGGTGTTCGGGCCGAGCGTGTATTCCGTGTTGTTCAACACGCCTTTGGTCGCGTCGTCCAGACGGAAACTGCCGTAGTCAAACCCCGAATCCACCTCGAAGGTGTAGGTGCCCGAATCGACGACGGTGGACGGCATCGCCTACTCGATTTGGAGTTGTAGCGGGCCGCTGCGCCGGTTGTAGTCGCGCAGCGCGTCGACGATCACGTCCCCCAGGTTCGCCGGGGCGGTCACCGTGTTGACCGTGACGCTGGTGGACGACGGGATGACCGAGTTGGGCAGGGCTGGGGCGGCGGCGATTGGTTGCGCCAGGCGTGCCATCGTGTCGTCGAACTTGGCGCCGATGCCCTTGACGTCGGCGGGCGTCAACCCCACCCGCTTCAGCATCGCTTCGGCTTTGGCGATCGATTCCTCGACGCCCTTGAGGTAGGCGGCGGCGTTGGCGACGCCCGCCTGGTAGAACTTTTCGGCGGCACGCTGCCCGATGGCCTGGGCGATCTTCGCCGTTTCCTCGACCAGGCGGTTGGCGCGCAGGATGTTCTCGCTGGATTCCAACAGTTGTTTGGCGATGAACGTCCCGGCTTCCTGCCCGGCATCGATCACCTGTTGCAACGCTTCCCTTGACAGCCCGGCCGCCAGCAGGCGGTCGACCAGGCCGCCGAATTCTTTGGCTTTCGCGGCCTGCTGCTCGAGCGCGTCGAAGAACGTCACCCCGCCGCGTTCGGCCGAGAATTGGGCCGCTTCGCCGAAATTGATGACGCCGCCGATTGCCGACGCGACACCGCCCTTGAAATCGTCGAACGCCTGCTGCGCGTCCCGCAACTTGTCTTTCGCGTCATCGAGCGCGGCGGCCATCCGGTCGCGCAGCGCGTCGGCCATTTTTTCGGCGCGATCCTTTACCTTGTCCAACCCCCTGCCGACGTTCTCGATTTCTGGCACGACAATCTTGGTTTGGTTGGCCATCCGTTCTAGTTGGTCGGCGGTCACCCCCAGCGTGCGCGCGTTGTTGCCGGACACCTCGTTGAATTTCTCGAGCGTCGGCAGGTTCGCCATCAGCGACGCGAAATAGGCGTCCGATTCGTCGCGCAGGTGGCGGACCATCTTGGCCGCCGCCGCCGCGCCCAACACTTTCGCGAAATCGAACGCGGCAGTCCGCAGGCCGCCCGACAACGCTTTGATTGCGGTTTGGATTGCCACGAACGTTTCGTAGGCGATGATCAGGTTGAGGATCATCGTCAGGATGGCGTGGTTGATCTTGCCGAACGTCTGGATGAGGGTCGCGCCGAACGGTCCGGCGGCGGCCATCCCGTCCTCGAACGCGCCCTTCAGGCCGCGCCCGCTCGCCAGGCTGTCGATGAATTGTTCGATGGCGGGCACGACCGCGTTGAGGATGAAACGCGCGAAGCGTTCCAGGTGCGGTAGTACGGCCCTGCCGATGCGTTCCACGATGTCGTCGTAGGCGATCCGCAACCGTGCCAGCATTCCCTGGAACGATTCGGCTTTGGTTTGTGCCGCACCCCCGAAATGTTCCGCCAGGGCTTCCTGTAGGCGTTGGAAGTCCTTCGTTTTGTCGCCGGTTTGCTCGAACACTACGCCCAGTTGTTTCACGCCCTTGAAATTCCCGGCCATCGCACCGACCAGCATTTGCTGGACCGACGCCAGGTCCATCCCGGACCCGGCCGCCACGTCCAACGCCAACTTCAACAGTTTTTGGGCCTGCGAAACGTTGCCGGTGGCGCGCGCCAGGTTTGCCATCGCCGGGCGTAGTTCGTCGTCCGAAACGCCGGTGGCGCGCTGCAACGAATCGATGAATTTCGCGTTCAGCTTGACGAATAAATCTGTGGCGCCCGCCGATTTGGTTAGCGCGGCTTCCAATTGTTTCTGTGCTTCCTGGTCCTTGCTCGCCGCGAGCGCGGCGTCGAACAGTTGTTTGGCGAGCACCGTCGTCGCGGCACCCAGGGCGACGGTGGATGGGATCAGTAGTCTGCGGGTGAGGAACCGGGCGCGGTCGATGTTGCTGTTCAGCGACTTGAATTCTTTGATTGCGCGCTTGATGCCTTTACCGTCGAACTGCGTTACGAAAGGGATCGTTACGGCCATGCGACTACCTTACTTTGCCGTTCTGCGTAAAGATTGCTTTGCGGTTGACGGCCGCCATGACCCGTTCGACGAGTTTCACCAGTTCCTTGTCGACGTGGTCGCGGTTCTTTTCGTAACTGTTCCACAGGATGCGGCCCGGTTTGCCGTACCGTTGGTTCAGCGTGGCGATCATTCGTCTGCCTTGCGGCGTCTTGCCGGATGATTCGCGGCCCGCCATCTCGAAGATTTCGTTGGCGGCCCCCAGCCACGACAGGGTGAAGATTTGCAGGTTGCGCATCGCCCCGGCGAATTGGCGCGGCTGTTTCGTATTGATTTTCATCCGTATCATGCGTTTGGCGGGGTCGTTGTCCCAGGGGAAGATGCCTGGCAAAGCGGCGGCTTCCCTCAGCCGTTTTTCACGCATTACTTCTGCCCAGGCGTCCAGTCGGTAGCGGCCGCCCTGAGATTTCGAAAGGCGTGGTTTGCGGATCCGTTTGTGGGCGGGGTTCCAGTTGCGTTGCCATCCCGACATCGGGCGACCGGCGCTTTCGTCGATTTGTCCGATGGCCGCCCTGGCGTCGGCGGCGATGGGTTCGACGATGGCTTTGTAGTCGCGCGTAATCTGCCGACGCAACTTCTTGTCGAACGAGTTCAGTTCCTTCAACGCTTCCTTCAAGCCGACGACTTCGACCGCAACGTAGACGGGCATCAGCGCCGCCTGGACTGTTTCTCGGCCACGTCGAACACGGTAGCGAGGTCGCGCGTGTCAAATTCGACGCCCGGCGGCCAGAAGCCGGTACGCAGCAACAGTTCGGCTAGTTGTCTGCGGTAGCCGCCGCGTCCGTAGGGTTTGATTCGTCGCCGCCGACCACCTCGATCTCGTCGAGCTTGTCCAGCCATGCGTCGAATTCTCCGACCGGCCTGTTGCCGCGCTTCAGACTGGCCCACGCCATGAACGCCAAATCCTCGACCGCGAAACCCTGCACCAGGTCGCCCGCCCGCTTCTTGTATTTGCGTTCCCACTGCACAATCACCGCCAACGTCGTTTCGCACTGGATCGTTTCGCCGTCGTGGATGACCTTCAGTAGCAGTTTCATACGTCGCCCCTTGTTTGTCGGTTGTTGTTATGACGTCGCGGCCGCGTAGGTTCCCCCTACAAACGTGCACTGAACCTCCGAAAGCTCCCCGAGGTTGGCGTTCACGACGTCCAGCGACTCCAGGAAGGTGTTGGTCAAACTGAAAAGCGGGTTTGTTGCCGATGTCGCGGCCGACGTGGCCTGGCAGGACACGAAACACTGGGTGCCGACCAACGTGGACAGCGTTGCGTACGTTTCGCTCGCGGCGTACGACATGAGGAACGTCACTACGAGTTGGTGGTTGCCCAACCCGGCAACGTACACCCGGTCGGTGGCACCAAAAGCGGTGCTCTCGAGTGCTTCGATGGTGCGCGTCAAAACCGCGCTGCGGGCTTGGTCCTGTAGATCGACAGCCGTGCCGGATGCTGTGCCGCACTTGACCATCGGGTTGGAAAGGTACGTTGTCGTTGCCATGATCGGTTACTCCTTGCGTTTCTTGACGTTAGTTCTAGCAGGTTTGTCGTCGTCGTTGGTGTCATCGTCGACGGCGACGAATCCGTTGCCGATCAGGTAGTCGGCGTTGTGGCCGTCCAGGTCGGCTAGGTGGTCACCGACCTGGTGGCCTGCGAAGGGTCGTAGCACGGTGAAAGTCATGGTGCAACCTTAGTACGAATCGTCAGGTCGTAGGATGCAAATTCCAGGCCGCCCAACGCGGTGACGGTGGGGCGCCCGTCGGTCAGCCCGATTTCCGCGTTGCGTATCTTGTCGGCCAGTTCCAGCAGCTTGTTCAACGCCTTGCGGTCCCCCGGGCCGATGGCCAGGATCTTGACGGTGAAATCCATCTGCGCCACCACGTTGGTTGGCATCGAAAACGACGGCGCATCCACCAGCACGCACGGCGGGTTGATGTTGCGCGGGTCGCTGGACACCGTGACCGGCAGCCCGCTGATCGACTCCAGTTTCGCTACCAGCGTGTCGAATCCGCCGTTGAAGATGTCGCTCATGCAACCGCCGGCCTGTTGATGCCCAGCAGCCGCAACACCTCGACGAACGACCCGCCCATCAGGCCGCCGGCGGCCAACGGGTCGTAGGCGGCGTAGTTTTCCGCCGCGCTGCCGCGCATCCGGTACAGGTACCCGGCGTAGATTATCGTTCCCAGCCGGACGTCCTGGCTGGGGACGGTGGATAGTGACGCATCAAAGTACCCGGCTTCCTGGCGTTTTCGGTACGCATAGGCGTTCGCGGCGGCGACCGCGATGGTGAGCAGGTCGTAGTCGCTCGACGGGTTGGTGACGGTGAACCCCAACCAATCCTCGACGTCGGCTATCACAATCCAGGTGCACGTGAGGGTGTAGGTGATGGTGCCGGACGCGGCGGTACGTTCGACGTCGGCGGTGGTCAGCGCAAACAACACCTGGTTGGGGATCAGGATTGAGGTGTTGTACACCAAGTCGTCTTCGCCGTCTTCGCCGGTGAAGAAGTATTGCGGGCACGCCCGCACGGTGTAGGTGCCGTTAAATCCGGTCAGTCCGGACACCGTGATCGACTGGCCGACCACGATTTCGTTGGCGGTCAGCGTCTGCAGTACCGCGTAATTGTCCTGGACTTGTTTGTTGACGATGGTGTAGGTAGCCATGCGGCTACACCCTAATCGTCAGCCGATTGCGATGGATTGGATCATCGTGGCGTCGGCGACGAACGTGGCGAAGTACCCGTAGTAGGTGAAGTTGCGGCCCAACAATTCTGGGTCTTCCTTCGTCATGATGCCGCGCACGTTCTCGTACACCTCGAACCCTTGACGACGCACCACGAGCAGCGTGTTCGCCGCGAAGTTGTTGTCGACGACGAGTTCCAGGCCCATGACGTTCGTCCCGAGGTAGGACAGCTCGGTGCTGGTACCCAGGGCGTTGACGCCGAGCAGGCTTGGCGAGTTCGCGTACCCGAACACCGGGCGGTTGTCGCCATCCAGCTGGCGGCCGATCTTTTCCCAGACGTCGGGCGACGCAAAGATGTGCGTCGGCGTCATGTTGGTGTCTTCCTGGATTTCGCGTGCCGCGTCGTACAGCGCGGTCACGAGCGACGCCGGGTTGGTCTGGGCGACCGTCCACGTCGAACCCGATGCGGTCGCACCGGCCACGAGTGCGTCGGCGGCCACGTCGTCGGTCTTGATCAGATACTCACCGGCCAGGTCGCGCAGGATTGCTTCCAACGCGGACGGGTCGGAGAAGTCCAGGTCCTGTTGCGAAATGAACACGCCACCGGCGACGGTTGTGCGCGTCACCGTGTTGGCCGCAATCGTCATCTTCTGCGACGTCACCGCCGCACCTTCGGTTTGCGTTCCCGCTGCGGTGTGCTGCGTGATCGTCGGGCGGATGAACGCCTTGCCGTTGCCGTTGGGCATCGCGCGCGCACCAATTGCGGTCACGACCGGACGCACAAAGGATAGGTCCTCGAAAACAGGACCCAACACGGGCGACGGCAACAAACCGGGTGTATCGGAGGTCAAATCCTGGGCGAGTGCCGCCTGAATTGACGTGCGCTGCTTGCTGATTGTCTGCTTGTACGCGGCGTTGACGTTGCGCCACACTTCGCCGCCGATGTGCATGGCGGCAAAGTATTCGCCCATCGTGGGCAGCGGGAATTCGCGCTCGACCTTTGCGGCGGCCCACAGGGGCGCGCTGGGAGCTGGGGCTGGTGCTTCCGCGACGACGGTTTCCACGTTCGCGGTTGTCTGAATTTCGCTCATGATTTTTTCCTCTGCCTTTTTCGCCGCTACTTGTGTAACCCTTGCCTGGGGGAATGCCCCCAACGGAACCAACGATAGTTCAAGCCACCGGGCATTTGCAACGACCATCACCCCGTCTTCGTCCATCTCGTAATCCAACGGTTCGGCCCCGACGCTGACCGCATC